ATATGTTGTAAGATTCATAATTTTTTCAATATTATCATCAAGCAAACCTAATGCCGTATTACATTTATGACAAAGAACTCCACGAAAACACTTTTCACAAACATTTTCATCTGAGCAAATTAAATGATCATGATCTAGTGCGAGTCTTTCTTTTGATCCGCAGGAATAGCATCCATTTTCTTTAAGCTCTACAACTTTTTCTACTGAAAAAGAAGATCTTCTTGCAGAATCATAATGAAATGTGCAATAACCTTTTTTTTCTGCTTTATTATTGCATTCATTTATAGAACAATTTGCTCCATAATAAGACCAAACTTTTTTTGCCTCTACAGGTCCAACAGAACCTGTTTCTCTAAATCTTTTATAATGCATATGGCAGTATAGGCTCTTCTCGCCATTTCTACGCTTGCTATTAGAGCAACCTTCAACTGAACAATTTGTAATATCCATATGTAAATAAATAATAGCAGTATTTATAAATAACGCATAATTTTCACAAATTATTTTATAATTCCACTATTTATTTTTATCACCTTTTTTACATCTGTGCCTTCTGGTTGGTAGGCTTCTGGAGTTTTTTCTGGAACACCTTTATCCCCGTCATTTATGTTATTTACATAAGGAGTTTGAATATGAGAGTCTGGCAACACATTAGGGCTATTCATAGAGTTATGAGATACCAGCCCTCCAGTTATGAACCCGACCAAAACATACCCGATATGTGGCAAATCACGCTGAAATCCTGTTGCAGCCCAGGTGCTGAATGCTCCTGTAGAAGCTATCATAAGCTGCTTTGCATCAAAAATTTGAAATTTAAAATGATGTTTTAAACTCATAATGTGCCTTTTAATTCATCATAAATTATCTGAGGTATAGTATTTTTTGCTACGGTAATACCCTGCTTTTTTTCATACTTGACTAATGCTGACTCTGTTTGGATATTCATAGTTCCAGTGTCATATACCTTTGGTAAGAGACCTGCTTTTTCTAAAGCCTTTTGAACTGTCCATACAGCATCATTTGTTTGACCTACTGCAAATGAAGTTTGAGAAGAAGGAAATGGAGGAGCTACAAAAACTGTCTTGCTTGGAGAAGTAACAGTCGTTCCATTTGTTGTCCCTGGATGAGTTACTAACATGCCTCCAGTTAATACTGTGGCACCTGCTGCTACACCCGCTGTTGCTTTTTTACTTGTAGCAACAGATGTTGTTGGTTTTAATGGAACTGGATATTTAGGTCTTACAACAGCCATAACAAAAAGATAATTTCTATGAACTCTCCAGCACCCTTCTTTTGTTGGATCATTTGGACTACCAGTATTAAAACCAATTGTTGTAAATCCACCAGGACTAGCTGCTTCACATATTTCTACGTGATCTACAACACCATCGGAGTTCCAATCGTAGAAAACCAAATCGCCCATTTGCATAGACATTTTATTAACTACTAAACCTTGTCTTTGAAACCAAGGTAGTGCTGCTGGATTATAAGAAAATCCTTTAGGGGTTTGTGCAGCAATCAGATGAGATAAGCCAACTTGAGCAAAGCACCATGATACACCCATTGCACAATATGGAGCATTAGGTATTCCGTACCAGTCGCCATATGGATTTTCATTACTTGCACCTTCATGAAAACCTATTTGCATTCTTGCAACATTTAGTACATCTAGTGCTGTTGCCATTTTTAGTTACCTTCTTGTGGACCCTCGCCCTTTGCGTTCCGAGCGGTTCCCATTTTATCAGGAGCATTTATTGTTCTATTTTGATCACGAGTTTTGTTACCACTTGCATCTGATGCTGCATCTTGCATTGCTTTAGGATTTAAAACAACAACAGCATCACCTCCTGGAAGGGGAGCAAGTCCCTTACGAGCACGAATTTCATTAGGAACAATAACTTGATCTTTAATATAACGATCATCAATTCTTGACTGAGTTTCTTCATCTGTCAATGCAAGTTCATTAAATCGTAGTACAAAAGCGTCTGTAAGCTCTCTTATAATAAGATTAATCTTAAACTCAAGCTCTTCTTGACGTGGACGGCAAACTTGTTCTTTGAATGTCTTGTCAGCATCTTTAGCATTTGCCAAAGAAACGCCTTGTGGCATACCTATCTTTGAAACTGGAACACGGTGAGCAATAAGAATACGATCTCTGTTTTCTACTGCATAGTTCTTGAATGAAGAATCTTGAACTCCCGCCTCTACAGGCTTCATCTCAAACTCTACACGACCCTGCTCTCCATCAGATGGAAGAGGGATATAAAGTGTTCTATGATTTCTACCCTTAAGACCTGTTTGGAAAAATTCAAGTAATTTACGTTCTGCATCAGCAGTAAGCTTTGCACCCTTAACAACAATAATGTATCTTGGAACAGCTTTATTCTCAAAATAATCTAGGTTAAAGCGTTGTGCAAATTCGTCACCTGCAACTGCATTTTTTGCAGACAAAATATCTGGTACACCATAGTATGTATTTGATGGTGTAAAAATCTTAAAGTGAATTACTTCGTTTGGCTGTGGATCTGTACCAATTTGATCTGGAGTTTCTGTATCCCCAAAGTTTCTAAAGAATGTGTAACGATTGTATACAACCTGCACAAAACCATCACGGTGACGACGGATACGCATAGTTGTTGCTGGAATGTGTCCAATATAACCAATCTTACCAGTTGATGTACGACCAACTTCAAGATATCCATTACCAGTTGATTCTAAGTCAACATAAATCTTTTTCATCGTTTCTGTAAATGAATCATCTGAGTTAAGAGATTCTAAGAAGGTACGAAGTTCTTCTTTCATCCCTTCAATTTTTGAACGTAATTTATCAAGCTTTTTTGGAGTTTCCATAACAGCTTCAATCTTTGAAGATGTTGCCCAAGTATTATCAAACTTATAGCCTAATCCAATGACGTTTGCTGCCTTAGCATTTACAGCAGAGTGATGATATGGAGAAATATCATAAAGTTGTGCTAAGTATAGAACATTGTATGGTGGCTGAACAATTTGAAAAAGAGAATAGCCAGTCAGATCAAGCGGATCAAGCTTTTTAGATTTAGCATCATCTACACCTGTAAATGACTTTTCAATACGATTTACTTGACGACGGAAATTAGGACTTAACCCTTCTGCCTTTTTGATATCATCCCATCTTGCATTAAAGGGATCATCAAATTCTTGTTCTACAGTATGCTGTGTTCCAAGCTTGACTGTAATAGTACCTTCTGCTTCATCATCAGCATCAACAACAGTTAAATTAGTCAATTTTCATCTCCTTCATTTCTTTATAATATTCAAGCATTGCGGGGGTATCCATAACATCTGGAACAAGACCTAATTCTAATCTTTGTTGTTGAATAGCTAGTTCTTCATCATCTACTGCTCTATGTCCCGCAAAAAAGATAGGATGACCTTCTTCTAAACCATAATGTTTTGCTGCATCTTTAAGCTTTTTAATTTGGCGTATATCGCCCTTCATAGACGGAATACTTAAGTATGCGCCTTCATCATCCATAACCAATGATTCATCAGGCATTTGCCAGGCGTAAACTCCCCAGTTAACTTCATCAATAGGTTGGACACGCATTTTACCCATTTATTCTATCTCCTTTTTTAATATTACATAAAGCATGAGTTGGTCTTACGTTTTCTAGTGTATCTCCGCCACCTTTTGAAATTGGAATTACATGATCTATATGTAAACCATTTTGCCAACCTTTTAAACCAACTTTTTTTGGTGCATTTAAATCTATTGCAACATTGCATATATAGCAATTTGTGCCATAAGTTAAAATAACATCTTTTTCCGAATAAGATTTGGTTTTAACAAATTTTAATGTTGCCCTTCTTTTTCTTGATGCTGCACGTGAAATTTCTGGGTGAGCTTTTTTATATTTTTGTTCAGATAATTTAACAGCCTCAAAATTATTTTTTCTTCTATTAAAATTTTTTTCTTTTATTTTTTCTTTATTTGCATCTCTATATTTTTTACCGTACATCCTATATCTATGCAAGTTTTTTAATTGGTATTGCTTATTATAATGAGATTTAGCCAATTTGCAATCATCGCAGGGTTCCTCATCAGCTCTTTTATGAGCTTTATAACCCGACGTGGTTCCGCATCTTGCCTTTTCTCTTATTGCCATATGCCAATAATACCATCAAACTATTCAAAACTGAACATTAGACTGCCATTTTATTGTGCATGAGTATGGAAACTTATTGGTTGACCATTGTTTATTTGAGAAAATGTACCAGAGTATTCAAGAACTGATCCTACAGAGGTGACTGAATCATAAGCTACTGAGGTATTAATGGCAACAAAAGATAAATATCTATTTTGAACTTCAGTTAAACCCAAAGCATTTGGATAAATGCTTATATAGCCATATGTGGCTTCTGATGGAATATTAGATGCATCATAAGAGCCATTTATAAGTATGTTAGATGATCTTGAGCTTGGGTATACCAAAGCCACATGATATATTTCTCCATTTGTCAGTGTAATAGGAGATGAGTTTCTACTTATACCGTTGACATATAAAGTTGATCCTGAAATTGAATTTTGCAAAACATTTGAAGAGTCTATATATAAATCTGCAGTACCAGAAAGATCGGTATCTAATACCGCCGAGCCTTTGCCATCATATTC